TGAGTTCACGATCTGCTTCAGCACGGACCCGGCGACACCAGTTAATGATGTCGCGGCTGCTACAAGCAGCTTTTTGGGCTGCACGTATTTTCTGAACCCCCACTTTGTCGTGTAGAGTCCTAGATAAAGCATGCTTGAAGTTATGGTCATTGACACCATTAACGAAAAGGCTGTGTTGGGCTGTAGGTCCAAATACTGTGCGGTAAGTCGGTGGAGTTTGAACCAACCTCTTTGCGTTGATCCGACAGCGCGAGTCGACATCGCCAACAAAACGCTCAACGAGGAGTTTGGACTTGGAGTCCAAACCTCGGAACCGTTTATTACTGACAAAATCAAACTCGTAACTGCCCTCCCCCGCATACCACCTGAAGGGACCCCTATAGGCAAAAGCCGGGCCGGGACGTTTAAATCACCCGTGGGGAGTGACTTTCCTGGTGGTAAATTAAGTCGCAACTTAGCTACATTGATCTCATGCTGCTGAACAACATAAAGAATCATATCATCTCCTTCAATCTGGAAATGACGAGCCCAGTAAACCACTGTTTGCCACAAACGTCCCGGTTCAACATCAGTACTCCCAACAACAGATATCAGTTGTCGAGCCTGACGTGGACATAAATAAACATAACTATAACATACGTAACCCTGCGAAAGCGCTATTGCATCACGAGGGCCGCAAACAAACGATATTAAAGGATTATCCTCACCGGCCAAAATTTGAGGTAGACGGTAGTCACGTCTATACACTCGACATTTCTCTAGCGGACCGGGGATGAAGAGCAAGCGTTGGTTCAAGAACTTGTTACGCCTTTCCGCTAACGTATCAGGCTGTTCACTAAGTTCTGCACGAAGTTCATTCTCTTTAAGCTCTTCACTGAGCTGCGCAGTAGCGCTAAGCGCAGTTCGCCCGCCTTGAGCAGAAGGTGCCAAGCCTCCTTGCCCAGGCGGTATAACCAGTGGTGGCTGGTTATTAACAGGGCCGCGGCGGCTAGACCCACCGTGCAAAGTATGCGAAGCAGCTTGACTCCGCATATATTGAGCATACTGTGCCGCATTAAGATAACCTTTCATATCGGGAATCTTTGCAACAACCCTGTTATATATACTATGGAGGATCACACGTGTAGGAAGATTATAATGTCGTATGCACCTATGGAACAACATTGGAAAGATGAGCTTTATATTACCCCATCCTTTCCCAAAGTCATAACGAGATGCCACCTCCATGAGGGAAAACATCCGGTCACCGACAAGACTCTTAGTCACTTCCTCACCGATAATCTGTCCCTCACAGCACGGTATCCATGAGAACCATTCATTTAGTTGACATACCTTCTCATTACAATAAAGGTAGATACTCCACCACGAGTGATTCCATTTAGTCTCAGAGATTACCCCTACATTGGAAACGGGAGACAAATCCGTATCCAAACCAACAAGCTGATTGCTGGCGATAACCTCTAAATTTAATGTTGTATTTGAACGTCGTCGACGTCTCCGCCGACGACGTTTCTTCTTCCTACTTCCAGTACTACTTAATGTAGATGGAGAGGTAAGAGTACCCAAAGGGCTCCAATCTCTGGCCACCTGACGTACCAATACGGGAGGAGCAAGAAGACCTAAAATGTTGCTGCTCTCACTAGATGATGAGCTAAAACTACCACCTTGTGAGAGTTCGATGAACCTACATAAACTTCTCAAGTGTTTAAATTCACCGAGCACAACACGCCGAAAGTAACTACGGTGAAAGAAGACAACTGAGCTAGCAGGGATGGGTCCTCGTAAATTATTTAAAGGCATAATGACATTCATAAAAAGAGACGTTGTAAAATCACTATTTCCTATATTCGTACGAACCGTTCTCGCACGATAAAACCCCGAGGCAACATCACCCACACCATTTGCTAGTCCGCACTCCCCCGAGCGTCCCGAATGAATGAAATTCATGTAACCCTTTCGGGTAGGACAGAGTGCTCTTTGACCTAATTACTAACTGTTTTTGGTTTTCAACCATGCCGAACTTCTTAAATACATATTTACTTGAGGGGGGAGAAGCGCTATCCGAAATTAGGGAGTCTAACACTGCCGCCGCGCCTTCTAGGTAAACTCACAAAGCGTGCGCACGAAATCGATCGGAATCGCCGGTGTCTGTCACTGGCCGCACAATCCCTAGCCAGGTTGTGTTCCAGTTCATCAGACCCTTCGTAGTCAATTACTACCTTCCACCACCAAAACCTATAGCATGATCGCTATGAAGATGTGACCCTGAAGGCTTGTCACAGAGCGACTTACGAATTGGCTTAAGATTAAGGTGGCTACTCAGAGTGTTGGCCACGAAAATCACCTTCCCGTCCCCGGTTGGTGACCCTCCTGCTGGGGTTCAGGATCCTACATGACAGCCAGGACATGCTGCCTTAGTTAGTATATTCCTCTCCCCTACTCAAATACGTAAATAAGATTCTAACATGATCTATGGTACATGATAAACTACCAGTTTGCTGGTAGAACATTACACCCAACATATGTAATTAACAGCTCTACATATACTGAACCAGTCGGGAGGGTGCCTGCCGCCCCAAAGGTAATATACCCTGAGGA